TCCAGCAGGGCGCCGCCAGCGCCTCGGAACGAGTAGAGGTAGCGCCCGTTCTTGATGGCGCTCTCGTTGTTCCAGTCGGCCGCGCTGACGCTGTGAATCCAATGGCCCGACATGCCCGCGCCAGGGGCGCCGCCACGCGCCACGCCGGGCGCCAGCGTCGTCCAAGTGTTGGCGCTGATGCTGTAGCGGTACATCGCAATCGCGCCGTTGCCCATGTAGTACAGGAAGTCGTCGTTGCCTTCGATGCTGTACTGGCTGGTCGCGTCGGGCGTCGTGGTCCAGGCCACGCTGACGGTCAACGCGGTGCCGGTGTTGGATGCGACTGTTCTGATCTGGCCTTGCCCCGTGCCAGCAGTGATGCGAACCTGCGAGTTCGCCCACTGGTTCGTGGTCCAGGTCTTCGCGCTGTTCACCAGCGTCGTGCTGGTGCCACCCGTGGCGGTGCCAGCGGCGAAGGACTTGAATCCACTGTCGATCCAGGCCGGGGTGCCGCACATTTTGCCGTCGGTGCCCAGCGAGGCCGGCAGGCCGGTCTGCGAAAGCGTCGTCCAGGTGTTGGTGGCGAAGCAGTATTTCTTGAAGCTGCCTGCCGCCAATGTGCCCGCGCCGACCACGAAGAACACCGGCGTCTTGAGTCGGTACTGGCTGGTATTGTCGAAGGCCACCGCTTCCGCGTCGGTGAACGTGACGGTCGCGTTCGCGCCGATGGTGTTGCTGGCGATGGTCTTCAACTTGCCGGCGTTGGTGCCGCCCACGAAGAATACAGAGTAGCCGCGCAGATCACGGACCAGGGTCTGATTGGTCGTGATTCCGTTGACCGTGCCGGCCGTGGCCGTCAGGCTGGATGCGCCGACCGTGGTGCCGGTGCTGAAGCTGCCGGCCACCCCGCACGCGCCCGCGCCGAACGTGCCGGCCAGGGCGGGCGACGGCACCGCGACGAAGCCGTCTTCGTTGGGGTTGTAAAGCTGCGCCACCGTGTTGCTGGACACCAGCAACTGCTGCTGCCGGTAGTGGCGGCTGGAAATGATGAAGTGCGCTGCGGCTGTTGCCTGGGGCGCAATGGTGACGAACTCCCAACGCTTGAGGTCGAGGAGCTTGCGGTTTCCGTTGGTCGTCGGCATATCAGCTCACCACGATGTTGCGGCGCAGGCTGTCCGCGCCAAGTCGCATCAGCGACGGGATTTGCTCGGTGGCCGGCAGGCCCCCGATCTGCGTCTGGTTGGTCAGGGTCGCCAACGTGGTCAAAGTGCCCACGGTGGTGATCGTTGCCAGCGTCAGGCCGCCACTGATAGCGTCCAAAGCAACGCGCATACGCGCTGCGGTGTCGGGCTGCATCTGGCCCATCGTGCGCGTGAGCGCCTGGATGGCCATTCGCATGGCCTCCAGCGCCTCGATGGCCTCTCCGTACAGCGCCGTCGGCATCGGGTTGGTTTGCGATGCGGGCGTCGGCACGCCGCCCGACAGATGTTCTACCAGCGCCTTCTGGTGGTGGGCGCCGGCATCCAGGTCGGTGGCGACGTTGGCGCCAGATCCTGGGGTGTAGCCAAGTTGTGATGCGGCCATGCGCTACTCCTTACGGAGCCACCGGCTGCTTGGCGGTGTAGACCAGACTCGGGAAGTTGACCGGGTTGCCGGCGGTGATCGCTTGCCCCGAGGTCTCCTCGGTCACCCACAGCACCTTGCTGTTGACGGTGTCGAGGAACGCGATGTGGTTGCTGGCGCTGCCGCCCGAGGCGTTGGCTGACGCATCACTCTTGCCGGAGGCGGTCGTCAGCGTGCGGTCGTTGCCGGAGTTGGCGAGCGTGAAATCGCCCGATGCCATCGTGGCCTCAGCCAACAGATTGCCGTTCACCGTGGCGTAGGTCGCGCCGAAGGTGTAGGTGCTGATCAAGGCCATCTTGTTGCAGTTGGACTTGATGAAGTTCGGACCTTGGTCCAGAACGTCGGGGTGTGCGTACTTGGCCATGGGTGGCTCCTATGGTTCAGATGCGCCGCAGGCGCACGGAGAGGTTGGAACGGGTGTGGCCGTGACCGGCGCGCTGGCGCGCGACGTTGAGGCCTTGCATGAACAATGCCTTGTGCGCAACCGCCGCCTGAGGGCTGGAGTACGGCTTTCCCGCAGACAGCATCAGCCGACCCAGGGCGCCAGAGGCAATGGTTTCGGCGTACTCCTCGAAGATCACGTCTTCCACAGAAGTCGAAGAACGCGTCGGCTTCAGCGCCACCCGCAACGTCATGCCGTTGGGGTAGTTCTTGTCCGGCACGGGCCAGACCGACACCGTGCGCTCGTCCTTCTGCAAGAAGCGCTGAGGCAGCGACGGAGCAGCCTGATACGAAGAAAAGTTGCGGTTGTAGACGGCCGCGTCCGCGACAGCATCTGGACTGAAAGGGAACAGCTCCGCGTTCTCCAGCCAAGCCCTCATCACTTTGATGACCAGATACCCGGCGGGCGGCTCCAGGTCGTAGTCGACGCTGCCGGCCCTGATGAAGATTGGATCGTGGTCACGAACCAGCACGAGGCTCTTCTCGCAGAACTCAATGCAGGAATCACGAACCGCCTGGACGGCCGAGATCTCGGCGCACCCAGGCACTTCGATGAGCACCCGCGAAAGGAAGTCCTCGTACAGGGCCATTAAACGCCGCCAGCTTGCAGCGCCGCCGCGTTGGGCATCGTGCCCTTGCTGTTGAGATCCGGCGAGAAGGCCACGTCCTTCTGCGTCTTGATGCCCAGCATCGAGTACACCGTCTGGAGGTAGCCCGCAGCCAACTGCGGGTTCTGGCTGAACTCTGCGTCCTTGCTGTACGCGCGGTACATGACGTAGTTCAGGATGGCCTCAAGGTAGATGTCGGAGATGGCCAGGTCAATGGCCAGCGTGGCGGCCACGTTGGCGGGGTTGTAGACGATCTCCGTAGGGGCAACCGAGTACATGATCTCGATCTTCGTGCCCGCCGATGCGGGCGGGTAGACGTAGAAGACCAGAGGGTTGCGGTTGTCGTAGATAAAGTGCTTGATCGTCCCGGACTGAGTGCCGGTGTGCCACGACGGGTCTTGGGAGTCCAGGACTTCGCGGTCCACGGCCCGAATGGATCGACCCCCCGTGACGCCGTCCACGGCAATGTTGCGCATCACGTCCAGCAGGCGAAAGCCGGCGCCGGGAAGCGTCTGCTTGGTGCCAGACACAAGCGTCATCGTGGAGTTTGAAACGCTGGAATCGGGCCGGGTCAGGGCCACGAGCTTCTGTGCGTCGTTGAGCCAACTGATGAGTTCGTTGTCAAGCCAGCGGGTTCCGTCCTGATCGTTGAGAAGGATCCGGGCTCGTGATGTGATGTCCGAGACTTTCATGTTTCACCTTTCCTTCGTGAATGGGCCGCGCGACCTCTTTCCGAAATGCTTCGATGGCGTCATCCAGCGGCGGAAACACCGGCTCTGGAGACGAATTTTGGGTGGGAGTCTTGGGCTTTGAGGGCGGCGCAACCGGCGGTTTTGGGGCCGGCGGCGGCGCGGCTTTCGGAGGCTCGTAAGGCTCCATGTCGTCGCGCTCGGCCAGCCTCTGCGACCACACGAAGATGTGGCCAGACCATTTCTGTTTGAGGAACTTGCTCATAGAAAAAAGGGGAGCCAGTTGCCCGACTCCCCCTCATGCCAGCTCACACTTGGTGGCTCAGCCGATCACTTCTTGATGTAGCCGTGAACCAGGGCCTCAGGCTTAGTCACCTTGTAGCCGTACACGTTCAGGCCGCGCATGATGTTGCCGAACGTCGATTGAGACCGCAGGGTCTCGACGTTGGTGATCTGCGAGGCGAACGAGACGGCGTCACGGGTGCCGGCCATGATGTTCCAGGCGGTGCTGTCGATGTTGGCACCGGTGCCGCCGGCTGCCGCGTCAGCGCCCAGGTCAGCGGTCGTGGCCAGGTTGTTGGACACGTACAGCGTGAACCGGTCGATCAGGCCCAGCTTGCCGTTGCGCAGCGGGGTGACGCTGTCGCCGGTCAGGTAGGCCTGACGCAGGTCCGAGCGCTTGATCAGCGACGCCATCCAGGCAGGGATCACGACCCAGCGGCCAGTCTCAGGCACGTTCTGCTCGTCCAGGCACAGGCCCATGTCCAGGATCATGTCCAGGACGGTGGAGCTGGTGATCTGGCGGGGAGCACCCGTCGCGCCCAAGTTGATGCCGCCGGACAGAGCGCCAGCGTTGGCGCCCTTGTTGGCGGTGGCCGCGTCAGCGAACACGCTGCCCAGCACGTCGCCGTCGATGGCGATCTTCATCTGCTGACTCGCGTCATCAGTGAACATATCCATCAACTGGACGTCGGCCTGCACCTTGTCCACATCGTCCAGCACCACGGCAAAGTACTTGCCCTTGTCGATGTTCAGCTCCAGAGGGGCGCTGGTCGGAACCTGATTGGTCAGGTTCATGCCCTTCTGGTAGTTGTTGATCGTGATGGTCGGGATCGTGCGGATGTTGACCTTGTCGCCATGGCCCTTGATCTCGCCCTCCCAGTCGTTGTTCGTGATCTCACCGAGAACGGTGGACTTGTAGAACTTGACCTGGA